CTAGGGCTGGATGACGACACCTGGCGCGATCTGCTCCTGCGAGTAGTGGACAAGCCGTCTTCCAAGGATATGAGCGATGGCGAACGCGGCCGCGTTCTCGATGAGCTGAAGAGACTGGGTTTCAAGCCCACTTCAAAAGGTTCTCGAAAGGGCATTGAGGGCAAGTATGCGCCCAAGCTGCAGGCGCTCTGGATCGCCGGCTACAATCTCGGCCTGATCCGCAACAGGGATGACGCGGCGCTGCTCGCCTTCGTCAAGCGCCAGACAGGGATCGATCACACCAGGTTCCTGCGCTATCACGACGACGCCAACAAGGCGATTGCGGCACTGCAGGGGTGGCTCGCGCGCGACGGCGGCGTCGACTGGTCGAAGGACCGGTTTCTGCCGGACTGGACGCAGGCGAACGGGTACCGGATTGCCAGGGCGCAGCATGCGAAGCTCTGCCGGCTCGACAGCCGCACGGCCCAGCCCTTCAGCCAGTGGCTCGGGCTCGCCGGCTTCACCAGCCCAGCCTTGATGACGGACAGCTCCTGGATCGCCGCCATGAACAGGCTCGGTGCCCTGATCCGCGCTGCCGACAAAGGCGGCGCGTGATGGTCGCTTACAGCTTCAAGACCTATTTCGCGCCGCAGATCGAGGACGGCAGCAAGCGCCACACCATTCGGGGCCATCGCCGCCGGCATGCGCATGTCGGTGAAGCAGTGCAGTTGTTCACCGGCATGCGCACCCGCAATTGCAAGAAGATCATCGCCGATCCGGTGTGCGTCGCCGTGTTGCCGATCCTGATCATGTCGTGTGACCTGATCGAGCCGGGCCTTGCTTATATCGAGATCGACGGCCGGCCGTTGAACCGGGACGAGATCGAGGCGTTCGCGGTTTCCGATGGGTTTGATCCGGCGCGGTTGCGAGGGCTGGCTCCGGCCAACCTGATCGGCAAGACCGCGCGGGAAACCATGGGCCGCTTCTGGGCGGCGGAAAACCCCGGCACCACGTTCAACGGCGTCATCATCCAATGGGAGGGCCGCTGAGATGGGAACCCTGGTCTGGAGCCGCAAGCCCGGTGAATTCCGTTTCGGCCTCGGCGTCGAGCGCATCTATCACGACGAAGCGCTCGGGCTTCTGTCGGTGGAGCATGACGGATCGATCACCTGGGACGCGCTGCAGACGATCAAGAACTTCTATTGGGGTTCGGATGTCGCGGCGATCGAGGTCTATCCGCCGCGCGACCGCGTCGTGAACAACATTCCTATGCGGCATCTGTGGAAACTCGGCCCTGACGACTGGTGGCCTGATCTCGGGTTTGAAGGCCCGGCACCAGTCCGCACCCTGCGCGAGCGCTTTTTCAGGGGGGCGTCCGGATCGTGAGCATGGCCGGTCCACCCATTACCGAAACCTTGACGGCGTTGATTGGCGACACCGCCTATCTGGCGCTGGTCGAGCGGTATGGCGGCATTCGGCTTTACGTTCCGAGATCCGCCGGCCAATCCGAGCTGCCGGGCCATATCGGAGGAGATGCTGCGGCCAAACTCGCCAGTGCTTTCGGCGGCGAGTACATCAAGGTCCCTCTTGACCGTGAGCTCCGCGCGCGTCACTACAGAAAAGCCGGCCTTTCAAACGCCGAGATCGCGCGACGCCTGGGCATCACCGAAAGCGGTGTCGAGCGCCTCTTCAAGCGGGTTCGCAAGGCCCGCGACGATCGCCAGCTTTCCCTTCTCTAGATGCTTTGGCCCGCCCCTGCGGGCATGACTGGATTTGCACGCATTCCGTAGCTTGCCGGTGACACTCAACCGGGATCAGGCTCATGAACACCCAACTCGCAGCGGCGCAGGCTGGTTACGACCCGCGCCTCATTCCGTTTACCGGCCAGCATGAAGGAAAGGTGCTGCGCGCCTATCGCTGCCCGGCAGGCATCATCACCATCGGTTTCGGGTTCACCTGGGGATCGAAAGTCTTTCGTGACTGGTGGCTCGACCGCCATGGCCGCAAGTTGCGCCTGGGCGACGTGATCGCAGAGGCGGATGCCTTCTTCCTCCTCAAGGCGCTGATCGACGCGGAATATGCCCAGCCGGTTCTCAAGCGCGCTCCCAAGGCCTCGCCACATGCCAAGGCTGCGGCGATCGACATGCTGTTCAACTGCGGCCTGGGGGCCACCAAGTGGACCTGGTTCAAGGCTCTTGTCCGGGGCGACGTCAAGGATGCCGCCCGGCGTCTGAAGGTGACAGCGACCACCGCCAAGGGACGCCGGCTGCCGGGTCTCGTCCGGCGACGCGCTGAAGCCTCGACCATCATGGAGTTCAACCGGTGGCCAGCGTGGGTGAAAGCGCCTGAGACATCCGCGCCGAAGGAGATCAAGGCGGTGATGCCGTCCTGGCGGCTTGGAGCCGACGACTATGACCAGGCGGTCGAGTGGTTGATCGAGCTCGGCTACCTTTCCGTCGCCGTCCGCCCCGACAAGGATCTGATCGCCTCGGCAACGCGCCGTTTCCAGGAGGCGCACCCGCAGCTCGACAATGACGGCATTCTGGGCCGTGCAACGCTCGATCAGCTCCAACGGGTAATCGATCTCAAGGCCAAATCCACCAAGGGCATAACGAGCGCTGCGGCAGGAGCTGCGACCGGTGTTGCCGACCAGGTCACGGCCACGACTGGCTATGGCGACTGGATCCTCTACGGCAGCATTGCCGTGCTGGTCGTTGGCGGCGTCTGGCTGGCATGGCGTTATCGCGACGAGCTGTCGATCGCCCTCATCGGCAACCGGACGAGGAAAGCGTGATGACGGAGTTTCTCAGCGCAAGCTTCGTCATAATCATTCTGGTTCTTGCCGCCTTTGGTGGAGGTGCTTTCGGGTTTCTCTGCCTGCTTGCCGGGCGTGGCAATGCCGCCGCGCGCTGGCTGGTCTGCGCCCTGGTCGCAACCGGCTTGCTGATCTACATCCTGGGAGGTTTCTGACATGGGCGGACTTGCAACCATTCTCATTGGCATTGCCGCCGAAGTCGGCGCGCCGTTGATCAAGTCAGTTCTGGAGAAACGGATCGGCCCGATTGGCGGCGAACTTGCCGACACCGTGATCAAGACGGTGGCGGAGAAGGCGGGCGTCGAGCCGATCGAGCTTGAGGCTCTCAAGCCCGCCGAGCTCAAGGATGCGGTGCTTGCTACCGAAGCCGACATGCCGGAGCTGATCGAACTCTACACAAGGGGACTTGAGGGGCAGTTCGCACTTCTGCAGACCGAGACCAGGGAAGGCTTCTGGCAGTCTTTCTGGCGCTACGGCTGGATGTACCTGCTCGCCATCTTCTGGATCTGGCGCATCATCATCGCGCCGATCGTCAACCAGCGGCTGGGCTCGGGGGGCGGCGTGGTGATCGAGATGGTCGATCTCGCCACGCTCATGACGCTCACCTCCTGGTTCATGGCGCTCTACATGGGTGGCCACACCGTCAAGGACCTGGGCCGGAACGTCATTGATGCCGTCATGAAGAGGCCCTCGAAATGAGCGGCACCGATTTCATGATCGAGCAGGCGGAAGCTCGCGTGGCGGTCGAAGTCAGCTACAGGATTGAAGCCGTCTCGGGTCTTGTCGCTCAGCCCGGCCGGGAATGCTGCATCGACTGCGAAGAGCCGATCAGCGAGGCGCGCCGAAGTGCAGCCCCTTTCGCCAGGCGATGCTTCGAGTGCCAGTCAGCCAAGGAGAAGGCCCGACCATGAGGCATGTCTTTGATCGTGTGAACGGCTTTCTGTTTCATGACCAGGTGCGACTGATCGAGATCCTGTCGATCCTGTGCCTCGCCGGTTACTGGCAGCAGTTCTCCGCCAATCCGGAAATCCTGGAACGGGCAAGCTATGACGGGTTCCGGTTCATGTCAGCCGCCGCATGGGCCACGGTGACAGGCACCGGAGCACTTCTTCACGGGCTGGTCCTGCTGATCCGCTGGCGATGGCAGGACGAAGCCCGCATCGTGATGATGGCGCTCGCCTGCGGCTTCTGGGTCATGGTCACGCTGTCATTCGCCTCGATCGGTTTGTCTTCGACCGCCATCAAGACCTACTCCGCGATCGCCATCCTTTGCTTTATCTCCGGAGTGTTCCTGGCATGGACGACCTCATCCCGTCACTGATCGAGATGGCTGGCCCGGTGGGAGCCACCGCCGCAATCCTGCTGCTCGCCTTTGCCGCCATCATCCGCTGGAAGGGCTGGAAGGGATTTGGCGATGGCGATCGCATGATCTCGGCCGCCCGCGTCGAGCAGATCGACACCAAGCTGGGAACGATCGACCGGCGGCTCAAAGAAGTCGAGGTCGATCTCGCCTCCCGGCCAACGCGCGAGGATCTCTACCGGGTGGAACTGACCATCAGCCGGATGGACGAGCGCCAGAAGGGGATGGAGGCCACGGCGAAGGCGACCGGCGCAGCTGTCACCCGGATCGAAGATTTCATGTTGAGCCTGTCAAAGAAGGGATCGAACTGATGTTTGAAGGCTATGGAGACCATTACGACGCCGAGGCCCGGCTGGTGATCCTCAAGGCGCTGGCCGGCGAAACCGATTACCGGCTGAACGACAGCATTCTCACCACGATGCTCGAAGCCTTCGCCATCAAGCGCGGCCGGGAATATGTGCGCAATCAGTTGCGCTGGCTTGAGCGGAGCGTCGGCGCGGTGAAGCTGACCGAGGCCGGGACCGCCCTGATCGCCGAACTCATCGAGCCGGGTCTTGACCATGTCGAGCGCCGGCGCGTGCTTGAGGGCGTCAAGCGGCCGAGCCCGTCCAGGAGCGCCTGATCATGGCCAAGGGGCGCGAATGGCTGTCGTCGATCGACAAGCTGCCGGAAGAGTGCAGCGACATCATCGCCTGGGCGGCGCAGGAACTGGCCGACCGCAACCGGACACAGCTCGACATCTACGCCGAGTGGAAACAGAAGCTGATCGCGCTTCAGGGTGAAACCGGCCTTGGCTTCGACATTCCGTCGTTCTCGGCCTTCAATCGCTATTCGATCCGGCTGTCGCAGATGACGCGCCGGCTGGAACAGACCCGCGAAATCGCGGCGACGATTTCCAAGCGCATGGATGCGTCCGCCTCTGACGATCTGACCTTGATTGCAGCAGAGGCCATCAAGACCCTGATCTTCGAACTTCTGCAGCAAGGTGGCGAGGCTGGCCTCAACCCCAAGGGCGCGATGGAACTGGCCAATGCGCTCCGAGCCGCGAACGCCGCCCAGGTCGCATCGACCAACCGACGCATCAAGGTCGATGAGAAAGCCGCGGCGGAGGCAAAGCGGCGCGAAGACGAGTTCGCCGCAAAGACAGACAAGGCCCTGGCCGCCGTCGCAAAGGAAAGCGGGATCTCGGCCGAGCGCATCGCCCAGTTGCGCCTCGACTTCCTTGGGGTGCGGCCGAAGGCAGACCAGGCCGAGCCTGAAACAGGTGGTGCGTCGGAATGACCGAGCTTCCGGACACCCAATGGATCGATCCGCCAGTTCTGGCCCGTGAGGCGGACGAGCTTCCCGATGAGTTGCCGCGCGGTGCCGAGATCCCCGATGATCTCGATCCCCTGGCCGACGGCGTTCTGATGGCTCACCAGGCTCAATGGCTTGAAGACGAGAGCGACCTGAAGGTTTGCGCCAAGGGCCGGCGAACCGGCATCACATTCGCCGAGGCGCTCGACGACACCCTGATCGCTGCAGCCAAGCGATCGGCCGGCGGGCAGAACGTGTTTTACATCGGCGACACCAAGGACAAGGGCCGCGAGTTCATCGGCTACGTGGCTCACTTCGCCAAGACCGTCGCAAAGGAGATGCTGTCGATCGAGGACAGCATCTTCATTGACGAACGGGAGGACGGTACCACCAGGTTCATCTCCAGCTTCCGGATCTCGTTTGCATCCGGCTTTCGCGTCGAGGCGCTGTCGTCACGGCCGGAGAACATTCGTGGTCTTCAGGGCGTCGTGGTCATTGACGAGGCGGCGTTCCACAAGAACGTCCGCGACGTGCTGGACGCCGTCAACGCGCTGCTGATCTGGGGCGGCAAGATTCGCGTGATCAGCTCGCACAACGGGGTTCAAAACCCCTTCAACGAACTGATCCGGGAAGCCGATGCGGGCAAGATCCCGTTCTCGGTTCATACCTACTCGTTCGGTCTCGCAGTCCGGAACGGGCTCTACAGGCGCGTATGCCTGATCAAGGGCACGGAATGGACGCCGGAGAAGGAGGCTGCCTGGGAAGCCCAGATCCGAGGCTCCTACGGAACGCGCACCGCGAAGATGAAACAGGAGCTCGATGCAATCCCGGCCGAGGCCGAAGGCGCAGCACTCACCCGCGTCCTGATCGAGAGCTGCATGTCGCGCGATCTGCCGCCGGTGGTACGCTGGGACCGGCCCGATGAGTTCAAGGAAATGTCGGACGAGGTCCGCGAGGCGGAGGCGCTGGAGTTCTGCGAGACGGTTCTCAAGCCGTTGCTCGATGCGCTGGATCCCGAGCGGGAACACTGCTTTGGCGAGGACTTCGCGCGCAAGGGCGACAAGACGGCGATCATCGTTCCGGAGATTGGTGTTGACCTGGTCCGCAGGGCGCGCCTGGTTCTTGAGCTGAAGAACATTCCTTTCGACCAGCAACGCGACATCCTGTTCTACGTGGTTGACCGGATACCGCGCCTGATGGGCGGGGCGCTGGACGCCACCGGCAATGGCGCGTTCCTGGCCGAGAAGGCGCGTCAGCGCTACGGCGAATGCATCGTCGAGGTCATGCTCTCCCAGAAATGGTACAGCGTGAACATGCCGGCCTACACCGAGGCCTTCAGCGACAAGACGGTTCTCTATCCCTACGACGCGGACATTCTCGCCGATCACCAGGCGCTCGCCTATGTCGGCGGCATCATCAAGGTTCCGGAAGGCCATTCGACCAAGGGCGCCGATGGCCATGACCGGCACGGCGACACCGCGCCGGCCGGCGCGCTCGCCTTCTTTGCGAGCTGCCAGGACTACATCGCCTACGAGTACGAGACCGATCGCCCGGTTGTCGCTGCCGAGCAGGCGCGGCGGGCGCGCCAAGGAGATGACCGCTCCCGATCGGTCGACGTTTACCTGAGAGGATCACTTTGATGGCTTCGCTTCGCGACTGGCTCAACCGCGTTATCACCTTCAAGGATCTGACGGAGGAAAAGGCCGGTGCCCAGGTGGGCGGCGTGCGCCAGCCGATTTCGGCGCACCCGGCGGACGGGCTCACGCCGCAGCGTCTCGCCACCATCCTGCGCGCCGCGGCCGAGGGCGAGCCGGAAGCCTATTTCGAACTGGCCGAGGACATTGAGGAGCGCGATCTACACTATGCTGCCGTGATGGCCACGCGGAAACGATCGGTGGCGCAGCTGCCGATCACTGTTGCGAGCGCCTCAGACAGCGCGGAGCACAAGAAACACGCCGAACTGATCCAGTCATGGATCGATGATGATGTTCTGCGGGCGTCACTGTTCGACATGCTCGACGCCATCGGCAAGGGCATCTCCGTCATGGAGATCGACTGGAAGCACAACGCCGGTCAGCTCTGCCCACGCGAGCTGATCTGGCGCACCCAGCGCTGGTTTACCTTTGACCGGGAGGATGGCGAGACTGTGCTGCTGCGCGAAGGTGTGGCGAACGTTCCGCTGCCCGCGCACAAATTCATCGTTCACCGCCACAAGACCAAGTCGGGCCTGACCATCCGGTCCGGGATTGCCCGCACCGCGCTGTGGGCGTGGATGTTCAAGTCCTTCACGGTCAAGGACTGGGCGATCTTCTGCCAGAATTACGGCCAGCCCATCCGGATCGGCAAGTATGGACGCGGAGCGACCGAGGCCGAGAAGGATGTTCTGTGGCGCGCGGTCTCGGGGATTGCCGGTGACTGCGCGGCAATCGTTCCGCGCGACATGCTGATCGAGTTCCATGAGGTCGGCTCCAAATCGAGCTCGACGGACA